AACTTCTTTAGACCCCGAAAAATTATATTCAATAGATCATATGGGAGACTGTCTAAATGTATCAGCGGAGACACATTGGGATCAAGTAGTGAAAGTATCATCGAAAGAATTGACATACATAAGATCAGTGAGGAGGAGTGGAGAGAAGATCCTCTCACAGAAGAATCCAAGAATAAAAATATCAACGATCCATAAGGCAAAAGGAGGAGAAGCAGACAACGTCTTACTTCTTTTAGAATCATCAAGAGCATGTTTAGATAGTATTGATCAAGATTCTGAAATCAGAACTTTTTACGTTGGAGCAACAAGAGCAAAGAAACAATTACATATCGTAGAAACAAATAAAGATAATGGATTTAGATTATGAAGGTGAAATTGAAAAGGATGAAGATTTATGAAAAACAATGAAGATATTAAATTAAACAATGACCTCGGATATATAAATGGAAAAGATATACTTAAATTTTTCGGGGTAACTTCGGAAACAATAAAAACATGGATGGATGATAAAAATTTTCCAAAACCCATATCAGTATCTCCAAAAACTAGATTATGGAAATGTTCTGAAGTAAAGGAGTGGATAAGTGAACAAAAATAGAAAATATTTTTTAGATGAGGCAGAAAAATTAATTAATGGTCCAAGAGCCAAGGAATATGGGCCAGCAAAATTCAATCATGAACGCATAGCAAAGATTTGGTCTGTTATTTTAGCTAGAGAGGTAACACCCGAAGAAGTGGTTGCTTGTATGATTGGTGTTAAACTAGCTAGACTAGCAGAGAGTATAGAACATGATGATTCTTGGATTGATATCATTGGATACGCAGCACTTGGCGGAGAAATTATAAATGAAAAAGAAACATCAGTATAACTTAGCAAATATTGGAGGAGATTGGTTTAAAGCGAAAGGACCAGACGACATGCCAGATTTAACAAGTGAAGAAATAAAAGAAGCCGTAGCAGTTGGTTTAGAAAGTGATTGGTCGCCACCATCATCTTTTCCTGATCTAACTAAACATGATAGGATAGCTGTTGACTTAGAAACAAGAGATCCTAATCTAACAAAACTTGGACCTGGATGGTGTAGAAAAGACGGATACATCATTGGGGTGGCTGTGGCTGCAGGAGATTTTATAGGATACTACCCAATAAGACACGAGGGTGGTGGTAACATACAACCTAAAAAAGTTTTCTCCTGGTTAAAAAAACAAATGGAAACACCTCACATAGAAAAAGTATTTCATAACTCTATGTATGACTTGGGTTGGTTAAGATCTGAGGGTATAGAGGTTCAAGGTAAAATAATCGATACAATGATTGCAGCACCTTTGTTAAATGAAAACAGGAGATATTATAATTTAAATTCACTTGCAGGAGAATATCTTGGAGAGTGGAAAAACGAAAAGATGATGAACAAGGCTGCAGAATATTTTGGAGTGGATCCAAAGTCTGGTATGTGGCAGTTACCAAGTCGTTTTGTTGGGGCATATGCAGAACAAGATGCTAGAGTTACATTAAAGCTTTGGGATCATTTTAGACCTTTATTAGATAAAGAAGAATGCAACTCAATATTTAATTTAGAGTCCTCTCTTTTACCTGTGTTATTAGATATGAAAACTAAAGGTGTTCGTGTTGACATAGATAAAGCAGAAAAAATAAAAAAAGTTTTGGCTAAAAGAGAAAAGGAATTACTTCAAGAGGTAGCCACGGAAACAGGTCACAGTATTGAACCTTGGGTCGCTACATCTATAGCAAAAGTGTTTGACAGCCTTGGGATTCACTATTTTCGCACAGAAAAGTCTGGGTCGCCCATGTTTACAAAACAATTTCTCTCTAATCACACCCATCCAATTGCAAATAAGATTCTTAAAATTAGAGAACTTAACAAAGCTAATACTACTTTTATTAAAAGTATTCTTGAACATTCTCATGAAGGTAGAATTCATTGTGATTTTAATCCCCTAAGATCCGATGACGGAGGTACAGTTACAGGTCGTTTTAGCTCAAGTAACCCCAATTTGCAACAAATACCTGCACGAGATCCTGATATTAAAAAGTTCATTCGTGGTTTGTTTATCCCGGAGGAGGGCCACAAATGGGGTTCCTTTGATTATGCATCACAAGAACCAAGATGGTTAGCACATTATTGTGGTAGCTTGACAGGTCAAAATAAACATCCTCAGATAGATCAAGTGATAGAAATGTATAATAAAGGAGATGCTGACTTTCATCAGATGGTAGCCGATATGGCAGGTATATCTCGTAAGAATGCAAAGACAGTTAATCTTGGAATTATGTATGGCATGGGTAGAAAAAAACTTGCTAGTGTTATGGGTGTTGATGAAGAAGAGGCTGACAAATTATTATCTACATATCACGAAAAAGTTCCGTTCGTAAAAGGTATAGCCGATAAAACTTCTAGCCATGCAAAAGAATATGGTGTGATAAGAACATGGTTAGGTCGTAAATGTAGGTTTGATTTATGGGAACCTAATTCGTATGGATATAAAAAAGCTATGCCTCTTGCGGAGGCACAAAAAGAATATGGTAGCAAAGGTAGAATTAGAAGAGCTTTTACATACAAGGCACTTAATAAACTAATCCAGGGTTCAAGTGCTGATCAAACAAAAAAAGCTATGGTAGAATGTTATAAAGAGGGATTATGTCCTACATTAACTGTTCATGATGAATTATGTTTCAACATAAAAGACAAAAAAGATGCAGATAAAATAGTTGACATCATGTCAAACTGCATTCCAGACCTAAAAGTCCCTTTTGAAGTTGATTCTGTGTTGTGTGATAATTGGGGAGAGGTCGATTAAAGACTAAATTCACGTTAAGGCACATATACTATTTACACAAAAATAAAAGCATTTCTAGGTTACAATCATACACGGAGGTATTGTTTTGGCTCTGTGTGGCGATCTGAGAGCCTATTTTTTTCTAACAGGTTTACAATATGCAGTGATTTTTCCTATTTCACCGTCTGGTAGTGGAATATCTGGTTGATTGTTCAAACGTCTTGCAAAATATAAACAACTGTTGATATTTTCAAATCTTTGTGTCTGATCTATTACTCTTTCGTTGAGCATGAAAATCAGAAGAAATTCTATCATTCATTTTTTGCCTTCCAAAAATACTCGTCTGTGTCTCCAAGTCTAAACTTCTGTCCATTTTCAACTTGATATATTTCTGTACTAACTTTGAAATCTGGCTGCAAAGGTTTGTCTGGAGTTAATGAATTGTCGTATACTCTCATTCTGTTGTTTGGATACAAACAAAACTGTCCGTTGTTTAGTTCTAACAAGTTAAATGATTTATGTTCAGCTGGTTTTTCACTTGTTGAATAATCAACCACATTCGGATCCTGGTGATAATTATCAAGAGTACAAATATATGATCCAGTCAATACTCCATGATCTCTAGATAATATTTCAAAGTCCATTGACCCTATAAATTGTTTAGAAATAGAAACCACACCATAATCCATACAATTCCAAAACTGAAGGTTGTAAAGATCCAAATCTGGAGTCGGTGTAACTGGGTCAGAAACGAATGCAGAAATAGGTAGCTTGTCATACAAAGCACCATAATCAGGAAGGTAAGTTTCAAAATAAAAAGCTCTACCTGGAATAGATTTAGCAGTGACCCAAATGCCTTTGACAAACTCTCCATGACCATCATCAAGATCTCTTAAATATTCTTTTCTAACCCAAACATCTACGGATGGCAAATTACAAATTAACGTGGACATTATGACTTAGGATTCTTCTTTTTGGCTTTTTTAGTTCTAGCGTATGATCTATTTTTAGATGCAGATACAACTTTTAATTTACTTTTTTTATTTAATGCATTACCACCAACGTGATGCACATCTTTGCCATCACCTTTTTTTACCTTACCCTTACGCATCATTTTTCTACGAGCTAAATTTCTGTTAGCTCTTTCTTTTCTGCGAGACTTAGGCTCAATCTCATACTCTCTTTGATAATTACGCTTGTATGCCATTAATGCATTGTTTCCTTTGGTATTTCTTTTATATTAACTAGAGGCTCTGACATATAACTATCGTGATAATCGCCAAAAAAAGTATGACTTCTCATGTGTGTTTCTTTAACAAGTTGACCTTTTTTTATTTTTAAAACAATAAATTGCTGCATGATGATTGTATCATCGTCTTCTTTTTCTATGGCTGTTTTAAAAGGTCCCTCTTTCATCACACTATTCCTTTCGTGTATCCACCTGCTCTTGTGTATGTTAACACATCTTTTCTATTTGATATATCATCAACATAAGAAACATGCACCCATCCAGAGTTTGGTTCTATGCCATCCCAACACTCTAAAATTAGTTGATCAAAATTTAAATTGTTTTCAATATATTTTGCCAAATCATAGTTGCTTACACCATATATCTCTATGTCTGCTGCTTCTCCATCACAGTGTTGTGAGGTAGATTTTGAGCCAATTGCTTCACATAAGGCAGGACTGCGATACCCAGAGTTAATCATAACTGGTTTATCAAAAGCAGATCTGACTCTCTCTAATATATTGTGACACAAAGCTTCCATTGCAATAGTGTGTATCTCATTTGGTTTATTTTCTATGCCTTTTCTTTCGGCTGTCTGTGATTTAGTAAACTCTATTAAAGAAAAGTTGTCTGATAGTTTCATTGTGTTCTACTCCTAATCTGCAAATTTTTCAAAATATTCGATGGATTATTTCCTAATAATCCTGGATCGACTGTTTGTGTGTTTTGTGTTTGAGGAGATACTACTCTATTAGCGTCAAAAGTAAAACTTGTTTGTGCTGAAGGAGTAACTATTCTATTAGCATCTATATTTGGTCTTCTTGGCTCTACTAAAGATCCTGATAAAAGTGATTTTCCAAAGAAACCTCTGTATAGATTAACTATTTCATCAAGAGGAATTTGAGGAGTAACTCTTCTTTCTCCTCTAAACTCTGTTTCTAATCTAATTGAATCCATCAACTCTTTTGTAGGAGCTATGGGTAAAAATTTATTTTGAATTATACTTTTTAATTCTTTATTACCTAAATTAGAAAACTTTTTTAAAGATATTAATATGTCTGTTTCTGACATACCACCATCTCTAGCTGAATTTATAAAATCCATTAACTTTCTTTGAACTCTAAATAAATTCTCATTTGCTTGAACATACGATTGAAGAATACTTTCTTTTGTAGAGTCATTTCTTTTTGCTTCTTGTTTAAAAAGGC